CCCCCGGAGGAACCATGCACATCGACGAATGGCGCCCGCTGGCGGAGCGCTTCAACCTGGTGCCGGCGCTGCTGTCGGACACCGCGGCGCGCAACATGGCGCTGCTGCCGGCGGCCAGCGCGCGGATGCTGGAGCCCCAGGCGGCCAGTGCGCGCTATGACCTCGCCCAGGGCGGCATTGCGGTGATCCCCATCGCCGGCACGCTGATCGCCAACCACTCCGGCATGAACGGCTGGGTGACGGGCTACGACGCCATCGAGGCGCAGCTCGCCCTGGCGGTGGCCGATCCGTCGGTGTCGGGCATCGCCCTGGTGGTGGACAGCCATGGCGGCCAGGTGTCGGGGTGCTTCGAATGCGCCGATGCCATCGCGGCAGCCAATGCCATCAAACCGGTGTGGTCGCTGGCCAAGCACAACGCGCTGTCCGCCGGCTATGCGCTGGCGGCCTCCGCCGGCCGGCTGTACGGCACCGCCACCGCCCAGGTGGGCAGTGTGGGGGTGGTGCTGATGCACCTCGACCTGTCGCGGGCGCTGGAGAGTTTCGGCCTGACCGTGAACCTGATCTATTCGGGCGCCCGCAAGGTGGACGGCAACCCGTTCGCCCCGCTGCCCGACGACGTGCGCGAGCGCCTGCAGGCGGGTGTCGACACCACGCGGCAGGAGTTTGCGGCGCGCATGGCGCAAGCGCGCGGCCTCGGGGTCGACGCCGTGCTGGCCACCGAGGCGGGGATCTTCGGCATGGCCGATGCCGCCCGGCTGGGCCTGGCCGACGGCCAGCGTTCCGTCAACGAGTTCTTTGCCGAGTTTCGGGATTTCCTGGGCCGGCGTTCCACCGGCGCGGCCGTCAATCGCGGCGCCGCGCCATCCAACCACCGCTCCACAGGAGAGCATCCCATGAGTGACCAATCCGCGGGCGGTGCAGTGCCCGCAACCCAAGAGCAACTGGCGGCTGCACGCGCCGAGGGCGCCACCGCCGAACGCCAGCGCATTGCCGGCATTCTGGCCAGTGATGAGGCGAAGGAGCGCGGCGAGCAGGCCGTCTACCTGGCCACCAACACCGGCCTGAGCGTTGACGAGGCGCGGGGCGTGCTGGCGGCCAGCCCGACCGCCACGCCCGCCGGCTCGCCGCTCGATGCCGCGATGGCGGCCAATCCGGTGCCGCAGATCGGCCCCGGCGAGGGCGACCAGCACCAGCAGGCAGCGCCTATGAAGACCTCGGGCGAGTTCTACGCCGAGCGCCGCGCCGTGGTGGCCCCGTTCCGTCCCCGCGGCTGAGCCGTCACTGAATCCACAGGAGATATTCCATGGCAACCCTGAACGAACCGATCCACGATTGGGAATTCATCCTCTCCGAGGCCAACCGCACCCGGGCGCGTGAAAACGTGACCCTGATGCAGGGCCTGAAGCTCGCCGCCGGCACGGTGCTCGGCCTGTTGTCGAGCGGCGCCGCCAGCTCGGCGGCCGGAGGTTCCAACACCGGCAACGGCACCATGGGCACGGTTACCGTGACCAGCCCGGCGCAGGTGGGGGCCTACACCCTGACCATCACCGCAGCCGCGGCCAACGCCGGCAGCTTCTCCGTCACCGCACCCGATGGCACCGTCATCGGCACCGGCACGGTCGCAGTTGCCTTCTCGGCCGGCGGTCTGGCCTTCACCCTGGCGGATGGCACCACCGACTTCGCGGTGAACGACAAGTTCACCATCACCGTGACCAAGGTGCCCGGCCACCATGTCGCCTACGACAACGCCGCCAGCGATGGCAGCCAGACGGCGGTGGCCATCCTCGGCGCCTACACCGACAGCACCGCGCGCCACACAGATATTGCGGTGATCGCGCGTGACGCAGAGGTGAATGGCGCGCTGCTCGGCTGGGGCACCAATGACAGCACCGGCGTCACTGCCGGCAAGGCGGACCTGGCCGGCAAGGGCATCATCATCCGCTGACCGCAACCCCCTGAAGCCAAGCCCCGCATGGGGCTTTTTTTTCGCCCTTTTTTCGCAATTTTCCGAGCCCGCGGGGCTCCGGCACGAGGAATCAACCATGTTGGACATCTGGCAAAACAACGCCTTCGGCATCGTCTCGGTGACCCAGGCGGTCAACGAACTTCCCTACACGCCCGGCCGCATCGGCCAGATGGGCCTGTTCCAGGAGGAGGGCATCGCGACCACTTCGGTGGCCATCGAAAACATCCGTGGCACCCTGACGCTGGTGGACCCCACGCCCCGCGGCGGCAACGGTCAGCCCTACAAGGCCGACAAGGCCGCGGTCCGCCGCATCGAGGCGGTCCACCTGCAGCTCGACAGCTCGGTCATGGCGGACGAGGTGCAGGGCGTGCGCGAGTTCGGCACCAGCGACATGCTGCGGACTGTGCAGAGCGTGGTGAACAACAAGTTCGCCGGCATGTTCCGCAACATCGACGCCACCATGGAGCACCTGTACCTGGGCGCCATCAAGGGCAAGGTGGTGGCATCGGACGGCACCACGGTGATCTGGGATCTGTTCACCGAGTTTGGGGTGAGCCCGCTGGCCGACATGGATTTCGTGCTCGGCACCGCGACCACCAACATCGAACAGAAGTGCATGCAGGTGGTGCGCGGCATGCAGGACCGCCTCGGCGGCGCCCCGCTGCCGGAAGTGCGCGCCTTCTGCGGCGACGACTTCTTCGACAAGCTGGTGACTCACGCCAAGACGGTCGGCGCCTACGACAGCCAGCAGATGGCCCTGGCGCTGCGGGAGCAGCCCCTGGCCTACAGCAGCTTCCGCTTCGGCGGCATCACCTTCGAGAACTATCGCGGCTCGGTCAACGGCGTGCCCTTCATCGCCGCCGACGAGTGCCGGTTCTTCCCGGTGGGCGTGCCCGGCCTGTTCCGCACCTGGTTCGCCCCGGCGGACTGGAACGAGACGGTGAACACCATCGGCCTGCCGCGCTACGGCAAGGTGAAGGCGGATCAGAACGACAAGGGCGCCATGCTGTGGGCGCAGTCGAACCCGATCACGCTCTGCACCATCCCCGCCACGCTGCGCCGCGGGTTCTCCAGCAACTGAAGCTGATGCCAGCGCCGGCCCGGTGGTGTTGCCGCCGGGCCGGCGTCGTGGAGGAATCATGAGCGCCACCGAATATGTCGTGCTGCGCCCGATGCTGACCGATGCCGGCGGCCGGGCGAACGTGGAATACCGGGCGGGCGATCCGATCACCATCGGGAAAGAGGACGAGGCCCGCGCCGTCTACCTGCTCGATGCCGGGTTTATCGCCCGGCCCGGGGCTGACGAGGTTCCGGCCGCCACCAGCGCCGCCACCAGCGACGCGCCGGAGCGGGAGGATCTGGACCTGTCGGATGACGACGAGCCCGCCGCCGATGCCGCCGATGCCGCCGAGGCACTGAAACCCGCCCGTCGCCGCACCCGCCGGGCGGGCTGACCATGGCCAGCCTGCAGGAGATCCGCGCTGCCGCCCGTGCCGCCATGCACAGCCGCGCGGCGCTGGCGGCGGTCTATCAGGAGCCCGGCTTCGGCGCCACCCGGCCGGTGGCGGTGCGGGTCCAGCAGGGGGCCATGCTGGTGCGCCAGGGCGGGGGTGAGTTCGAGACCCTGGAGCTGGACGACGACAGCGTGGCACTGGTGTTTGCCCGCGCCGAGCTGGACGCCCCGGAGATCAACGCCACGGTGACTGTCACCGAGACCGGCGAGCAGTTCCGCATCGCGCGGCTGCTGGCGCCCACGCCCATCGAGGCGCGGGTGGTGGTGGAGCGGCTCTGATGGCGTTCGGCATGACCATGGTCGGCCTGCGCAACTTCTCCGAGCTGGTGCAGGCCATGCCCAAGGCCGCCAAGCAGGCGGCGAGCCTGGCGATCAATACCGGCGCCCGGCGCGGCCGCACGGAAGGCTCGCGGCTGATCCGCGGGCAGGTGAACTTCACCGCCGGCCAACTCAACGAGCCCGGACGCTTTCAGGTCTCGCGATTCGCCAAGCCGGCGGAGTTGAGCGCGGCCATCGCCGCCCGCACCCAGCCCACCTCGCTGGCGCGGTTCGCCACCCAGGCGACCCGTGGCGGCAAGCGGGCGGGTTTGCGCATCGGCGTCAAGCGCGGCGGACGCAAGGTGGTGCTGCGCTCGGGGTTCTTCATCAACCTGCGCAGCGGCAACCGGGGGGTGGCGATCCGCGAGGCGGTGGCCGACAAGATCAACCTCAAGCGCGCCGGGTTCAGCGCGCGGGCCAGCAAGCGCGGCTATCTGCTGCTCTACGGCCCCAGCGTCGACCAGGTGTTCCGCACCGTGAAGGACGACATGAGCCCCGGCCTCGCCGATTTCATGAACACCGAATTCAACCGGCAATTCGCCCGACTTTCGAGACGCTGATGTCGAAACGACTGGACATTCTGGTGGCCTTGACCGGCCACCTGGAAGGCATTGCCGCGCCCGATTATCACTACACGCTGGCCGGCCAGGTGCACCGCGGCAAGCCCGCCTTCGGCTACGAGAAGGTCGACGTCGCCTTCGTGACCCTGCTCGAACCCGATGACAAGCGCCCGGTGCTGCCAGCGCCGTTGCGGCCCGAGCGCCGCCTGCATGTGTGGGAGTTGCTGATCTTCGGGGTGACCGACCGCCCTGCGGATCTCGACCACCCCACCGACGAAGCCTACCGGCTGCTCGACGACCTGCAGCGGCGCATCGCCTGGATCAACGCCAACACGGGGGTGGCGACGCCGGGGCGCATTCCGCGCCCGCTGAACGGCCTCGCCGGCGACCGCCTCCAGCCCGGCGCGGGGGTGGTGTTGCCGCCGGATTCACAGCAGGGGCGGCCGACCGCGGTCTGCATCCTGCCCATCGAGATCCCGCTCGCCGAGCGGTTTGACCCCTAGGAGGAACCATGGCCGACGAACCCAAGAAGGAAGCCGCCGGCGCTGCTGCCGGCAAGCTGAAAAAACCGCTGACCTGCTGGGAACTGCCCGCTGGCGCGGACCCGGAAACCGGTGCCCGGGTGCGCCGGGAATACCAGGCGGGCGATGCGGTGCCCGGACACCTGCGCCAGCACCAGCTCGAACGCCTGCGCGAGCAGGGCGTGATCTGACCATCCATTTTCATTCATTCCCTTACCCAACCCGCGGTGATTGCCGCATTCCAGCGAGGAGCCTGCAATGGCACAAGACATCTACACCATCGACGAGCTCGTCATTCCCCGCGGGATCGTCTACTTCGACCCCTTCGACGCGGCGGGCAATCTCACCGGCGAGGTGGACCTGGGCGAGACCGGCGGCGCCTCGATCAGCCCAACCACCGAATCGCTCCAGTATTTCAGCTCGCGCAGCAAGGCGCGGCAGGAGACCCGCAACATCGCCACCTCGATCGCGCGTGCGTTCTCGCTGACCATCGACAGCATGAACATGCACAACCTGGCGCTGTTCGCCATCGCGGACCTGAGCGTGATCAACCAGGCCGCGACTGCGGTGACCGATGCGCCGTTCACGGTGAAGAAGGGCCGCTGGTATCAATTGGGCGGCAATACCCCGGCGCGCAATGTCTCGAGCGTCGTGGTTACCGGAACCGGCGGCACCCCGACCTATTCGGCCACCACCGACTACACGCTCGATGCCGCGAACGGCCGCATCCTGATCCTCACCTCCGGCACGATCGCCGACGGTACCCCCATCCTGGTCGACTACACCCCGGCGGCCGAGACCCGTAACCGCGCCAGCGGCGGCACCGAGGCCAAGAAGGGCGCGCTGCGCGTGATCAGCGACAACGCCGAGGGCCGCAACCGCGACTGGTGGTTCCCCTCGGTGAACATGCAGCCGAGCGGCGAAATGCCGGTGATCGCCGCCGAGGACGCCTGGGCCCAGATGCAGTTCAACATCGGCGTGCAGAAGAAGGCCGGCCTGGCCGCGCTCTACATCGATGACCGGGCGGTGGGCTGATGCCGGGACTCGCTGATGTGACGGTGCCCACCCGGTCGATCCGGGTGGGCAAGAGCGAGGTGGTGCTGCGCGGTCTGTCGTTCGCCGAGCTCGGCGAGCTGATGACCCTGCACGCCGATGCCTTCGATCAGTTGGAGGCGGCCCTTTCCGGCTTACCCACCGGCGGCGAGATCGAAGCCCTGCCGCAGCTGCTCAAGGTGTTCCCGCGGCTGGCCGAGCAGGCGGTGGCCATCGCCTCCGACGAACCCGACCAGGCGGCCAAGGTCGGCCGGCTCGGCGCCGGGTTTTTGCAGGAAGCACTGCTCGCCATCTGGGAACTGACCACCGAACCCGCGGGCGGCGGAAAAAAGTTCATCGCGCGCTGCGTGACGCTGTTCAGCGGCGCGCGGCAAGCCTTGCCCGATCTGGCGGCCGCAAAACCCGCCGCCGCGCCAAGCCCGACGCACTGACCGAAGGCGCGCACTGGTATGTGCGCCTGGCCCGTGAGGTCTCGCTGTTGCGTGCCCACGGACACCCCCGGGCGCACTGCTACACGCCCTGGCAGATCCAGCAGGAGGCCGCGCTGACCCGCGAGCACCTGACCGCCTCCCAGGCCCACCTGGCGGCGCTGGTGTCCGGCGCCATCGGCGCTTGTCTGGACAAGAAAGCCGCGCAGACCTTCAGCGCGTTGATCGATTCCCATCTCGACCCCGATTCCTGATTCCCGAGCAGCCCATGGCCAAAGTGACGCGAAGCGATGTCGAGCTGGTCCTGACCGCGCGCGACCAGATCACCCGCACGCTGGCCGATGTCGGCAAGCTGCTGGACGAACTGGTCGGCGACGCCCAGGGCGCGGAGAGCGCGTTCGG